CGGTTATTATGTTATGACTACGGGGTTGACAGAGCAAACTCTCAAACGGGAGTCAAAAACAGACCCATATCATTATATAGTGGATGGGATCATAAAATGGCATAAGGGGTGAGATTTGGAAAATCCCGATAAATGGAAACAAGAATTAGAAAGGGTAGAGCAGTTACAAGAAGCTGATGAAGTGGTTTTACCATTTGGGTATGATTATATAATAGCAGTATTGGAGAATCTATCCGAAACGCTAACTGTAAACACCTTGTTTTCAAGCGGTGTTGAGTTAGGGCGATTGATTGAAATTATTAAAGCTAATAAAGGCAAGGAGTAGAAAATGGGCAATGGATTACCAACGCATGGACGTGAGGGTGTTTTATGCAAGATCATTATGATCAGATCCACTATATAATGATATGGGTCTGTTTTTGACTCCCGTTTGAGAGTTTGCTCTGTCAACCCCGTAGTCATAACATAATAACCGCCGGTGCTTTCACTTAATTCTCTAACCTTTTCTCTTAATGCCGTGCGTAACCTCGCACCACGTATTTTATTTGTGTCCCAAAGGTCGAATTGGATTCTAGCTTCACCTTGATAGGAGGTGTTTAATCTTGTCTCTATTCCCGGATCATCTACAAGCCAAAAGACTATATAAGGTTTATTCGCTCCCGGTTTAGAATCCTCAACGTCCATCCAATATACGCCACCGGTTATTTTAGCCATAAAAGCACTATCTGTCGTGAGATAATTGTAAACTACTTCTTCAACACTATCAGCCATTAACCAGCTCCCATTATTCGAAAAACTTTTGCATACATTTGTCCCCACAATTCAACAAGGAACTTTCTTTTATTATCTATAGACGGTCTTAGGTATGGTCTTGCTGGCATTTTTACCGTTCCATACTCTTGATATGTTGCATATTCAACATTTGTTCCAATGCTGACCTCATCACCTCTGACCTTGTACTTGACCGAATCTCTCAATCTTCCAGAATCAATAATCCCTTTAGATCTTATTATTCTAACAGCTTCCTTTTGAACCTCAACACCTGCTTTCGGCAAGAATTGCTTGTTTATAGCTTTAAATATCTCGGGGTAGCTTTTATGCCGTTTTCTAACAAGTTTTACGTCTAGCATTATGTTACATCCCTTAACAAAATCTTTAAATGGTGGTTTTTCTGTAGTGTGTTTTTTGGTTCTACAACAATTACAAATGTATCACCATCCCAACGACACCGCCTACCGGCTACCACTTCAGTACTAACCGCTGTGTAAGCTTTGTATTTAGCATCAAACCCCATCTTGTCATAAGCATTAGTTTCATCTGCCGACAATAGATTAACCGCTGCCGTTACGCTTGCAGCCGTTGAATAATCCGCACCAGTTGAGGTACTCCAATACCCACCTGTAGAAGTGTCTTTATCAAGAAGAATTATTGTCTCTGTGTAGAAATCATTAATACTCATTTGTATAAAATCTTCCTCCATTTTTGAAGTCTGTCTAATACTTCTACGGGATAAGCATTTGAGCCTGCCACGGCAAGAGCTTTGTATGTAACAGAATAATCATCAAGTTTTTCACTCTGCACATTGCTTGCTTTAGCATCGTTAATTAAGTACCATACCATTTGAGCAGCCGGAAGTTTTAAAGCATTAGGCCATTTAACACGACTAATCAATATGGTACCAATATAATTGTCGTCTTTTGTATCGTTCTGGTCTTGCCCTATCAGTATGCCATAGTCAGACAGTTTTAATTTGTCAGTAGATGCAGAATCTACAGTATGTAGTCCAACATTAGCACCGCCACCTTGAACAATAACATCCATCCCAGATAAGAAACCTTTTTCTACAAACTCAGCCTCAGTATCTGTTATATAGTCTGCCGTGTCCGAGTCTCCCCGAACAAATGTGAAAGCACTAGCTGATTCTCTATAAACATAACCATCTGAAAAAGTGTTATTCAGATAATCTATTAGATCCTCTTCGACAAGCGGTATGAAGTAAGCTATCTGAGTATCGTATGTACTTGCCGTTATTCCGAGAATGCTTTTAACTTCTGCCGTTGTCATTAGTGCCATTTTATTTCCACCCCGCCATTTTTTCATATAAGAGCTTAGCCTCTGCCATAGCTCCTTCTGTTTTATATTTGCTTATATTAAGCGATTTAATTTGACTATCAGCTTGTTCTATGCCTAGCCTCATACCCTCTTGCCTGCCCTGTAAAAACTGCATAGCTTTTGTAGGTTCGTCAAAACCGTATTCGTATTCAGCTTTAAACAATTGAGACTCTTCCGGTATTGTCAGCTTGTAATCCAATCCTTGAAGTATCCATCCGTGAATAATTCCAAGAATCCACATGCAACTAGCTCTTTGATAAGCGTATTCGGTTTCGTGTGCCATATGGATTCCATACAATGAAATGTCTGTATATCCTTCCTCAAGAGCCATTAAGATCATGTATGTAACTGTATTAGTCACATACAGGTTATCACCCATTACATCTAAATGATATTTCTTTTTAATAGCTTCTCTTGGATACGGTACGCTCTTAGGGATCTGATCATAATGATCTTGCATAACAACACACTTACCGAAATCGTTAAGCCTATCTGTTACAGCCTGTTGACCCCAATATCTCTTAGGATGCATTTCAAAGCATACGTCCATACGCTCTACCTTATCGTTTACAAGTGCTGTGTTTATACCCCATACATCATATGTAAAGCTACCATCTGCTTCTACTTCTCCATATGGTGCATCCCCACAACTACTTGCTGTTCCGATAATGCAAAGAGGCTTTCGCCTCTCTGCTTTTTTACTATTAGCCAAATTTTCTCCTTTAAGGCAGTAAAATTGCCTGTACGTATACAATTACAGTATCCGTTGTGTCTTTAGTTACATTTATATTTGCGCTTGTATCTTTAAATCTTGCAGTTTCTACACCACCAATCGCATACTCCCCCGCTGCGGTTGTTAAAATCTGGACATCACCCTGTCCTCCACCTGTAAAAAATAGAGGGTTAGACGTTGAACCACCGTCGGTTATGTTGATAGTTGGGTTTTTAGCTCCCGCTGGTCTATCTAATATAATAACCATTTTTGATGCATCAATTGTGCTTACATCTATAGTTACACTTGCAGTAGAACTTAAAACTACTCTTTTATATGCAACTGCTGTACTTTTAATTGCGAAGCTGTCGCTTGTTACTTTTCTTACTGTTAATGCTGAATCTCCAGCCATAATATTACTCCTTTAATCCTTATTAAGAACTTAGTCCGGCAGGCGCTAGATATGCAGTCAAAAGATGGTCAGGTCTTACAACTTTCGCACCATATACATACAATCCTTTAACCATAGTTCCAAACTGCTTTTCAACTTCTGCTGTAGCAATCTTAGTAATCTGCCCTGCAAAACTTATAGCATCTCTTGAACCAAACATAACTCTTGAATTGATCCATGAAGCACCACTTGATACATTATTACTTGCGTAAATGTTGAATCCTAACGAGTTACCAATATATCCATTTCCAAACGCTGTTGTATCTCCACCCTTAATTCCACCTTCCATATTATCAACAATCTGTGCTTGCTTAAGGTACTGGTGCATCCAAGGCGGTATAACCACCCATCTGTCCATAGTTGGTACGTTCGCCTCATCCATATATCTTGATGCATTTGTGAATACAGAAAGTAACTGATCGTGTCCGTCACCTGTTGCATATATATCAAGGTCTGTTGCATTTGTTCCCATATTAGATGTTGCAATTCCTGCACCTAAATATAACCCTGCGATATACTGATCTACAACATCTGCCATATTGAAAGCTGCCATCTGCATAGCTCTTTCCATTAATGTAACATTCGACTGCGCTGCAAGTACATCATCAATATTAAATGCAAAGTACTTTTTCTGGTCAATAACCAGTTCTTTCTGTGCGTCTGTAAGAGTCTGAACTGTGATATCTGTATCTTCTGTATAATCATTGATATTAACTGCACCAAGCTCATTGATCTTTACGGATCTAGCTCCGCCTGCAATATCACCTTCATAATCTGTATTTACTACATTCTTGTATACTAATGCTTTTTCAATATTAGTAATAAAATTCTTTGACCATATCGTAGGTCTGAATCCTTCTAATGCCATTTTTTACCCCTTATTATTTTCTTGATCGATTTTGTATTTTCTGAAATTCAGCGCTACTCATAGACTCAATCTCTTCATCACTGTAATCTTCAAGAGTTTTCATGTCGCCTTTGCTCTTGTTTCTCTGAACTGTACGACCGTTGTTTTTTGCGAACTCATCCGCAACGCTTAACTCTAAGGCTAACCTTTCTTCAATGTATCCCATGATTAAATCTTCAGTCTCTTCTGCATCTTTCCCGATTAACCGGTCTAGGTACTTAGGAGCTTTAATCTTTTTCTCACTTAACAATTGAATTGCTAACCCTTTCAATACTGCTGCTTGCTTCTCTGTTTTAGTTGCTTCTAGTTCATCCTCAATAGATTTTACTCTATCTGCGAATCTCTGTTCTTCTGTTTTTCCATCTTCTTCCTTCTGTCTCAGTAATTTTTGTAACTCTGTTACCTTATTATCTGAACCAGATTGAGCTTTCTTAAGATCGTCAAACAACTTTTTTGATTCTGCAAGTTGTGTGTTTAATTCTTCAAACTGTTCCATTGTTACAGTCTGGACTATTTGTTCCTCAGTGCTTTTGCCCTCAGTTACATTATTTTCATCAGCCATTTATTAAGCTCCTGTAAAATTATATTTCTCACCAAATCTATTGATGTCTATACCTTGACTATTAGCCCATGTTTCAAAGCTCTGATAAGGTTCTTGTCCCTCATCTCTTATAGCTCTTAACTCTGGACTTAAACCCCCGACTTCTCCAACCGACACGCATCTACAATTTATGTCTTGAGCTGCAATCCCTGACATTCTTGGCGCCGGGAATTCTGTTCCGAATAAGCTATACATACCTGTTACATTATCTTTTTCTTTACCGTCTGCATCTGCATGGTCTGCTCTTGTTCTGTCGTCTAATGTAGCATCCCATGTTTCTACTATCTGGACACCCACATCTCTTGCTTGATCATATGCAACCTGATTTCCTATGCTTGTACTTCTTAAAATCTCTGTCCTTGCTATTCTTTCCGCTGAATTATAGCTCATTCCTAACGCTTTTTGTATACGCTTTGTTACTTCAGGGATTGACTCACCTTGAATTATGCCTTGCCTTACTGCTTCTCTAATCCATTTTTGAGAGTCTTTTCCATAGTTTGTAAAAGCATCGGATAATATTTTTGTATGCTTTATGGCATCTTTCTCTGACATAACGCCTGATAATTCCCCGATTTCTCCACCTATCCCGGCGGCGGCTCTTACTGATACATCGTCAATCATCCCCCATGATTGTTTAACGCCTGTTGCCTGATCAACAGACCAACCATTATTAAAAAACCCTGTATCAATTCCCTGCATGCTCATATCTTCTATCAATGCTTTGTTTGATATATAGTAAGGTCTCATTATATCTATGATTTCATCACGAATCCCTGATTGCCTCATAAATTGTGTTAATTGTGCTTTTGTAGGATTCTCTTGTAATTGTTCGTACAACTCAGCTATCTTTGCTCTTACCTCTTTTAGCGCTGTTTTATATGATGCAATCAATTCCTTTTCAGTAAAGTTAATTAACCTATCTGCTTTATTAAGAGATTTTTTACTGTTAGTAGCTAAATCTCTAGTTAACATCTTCCACCTTTTCTACCTTAACAACAGCTGGTTCTCTAAATGGATCTGTCTCATCTTCCATTTTTGCTATCTCTGACTCTGGATCATCTATAAAACTCATCTGGCTATATGCTGTTTCTTTGCTTACTGCTGTTAGTAATAGATTTAATGTTTCAGCTTCTGCATGTATATCTTTAGGAAAGTTTCTAGTAAATGTAAACTCTATTGCTGTTGGATCTATAACAACACCTTTGTATGTTGTCCAATATTCTGTTAACATTCTATATTGTTCTCTTAGAGCTTTTTTAAACTTCCGCTCTGTTATCTTGCAGCTATTTTCAAGATTTAATAGTGTTACTTGCCACCCGATAACTCGCATATCACCACCAAAGTTTTTACTCATATCAATAGACTTAGAAAATTGATATATATTCTTTCTGATCTCATCAAGGATAATCTTAACACCCTCAATGGCAAGCTCTTTATTTATAAAGCCTATCTCGCCATCTGACTCTAGCCCAAACGTTCCTGTCTGCTCAACCCTTTTCATAAATTCATCATCTATGACAAGCCCAGCACCCTTAGCGTACATATAAGCCATTCTAAACTGTTCTATCTCTGATGTAGTAGCTGACATTATCAAATCATATGCATCTATAAGACTTAATACCTTTTCTGGTTCTGCTGTTGTTAATCCGTTGTTAGGAAATGGAATTATTGGTACACCATTAAACATATGAGGCTGGCTTCCTGATCCTGTAGTCATTTCTTCGTCAATAATTATCTCTTCACCTTTTGATGAATCTAACCTAAAATTCATATCACCATTATCTATGTAATATGTAACTGTTTGTTTATCGTACCATTCAACTATAGTGATCTCTTTAAGTGCTTTTCCATCTGGTGTGTATTCTGTTGAGTCAATTGTGTAAAACCGGATAGCTCCAACCGCTTCGTTAAGGCTATCATCATAAACAAAAATAACCTCCCACGGGAAAAGGTTCATTGCTTTAACATCATTTCTCCCTCTAGGAACGTACAATAATCTGTACCCAACACCTGTAGCTCCGGCAAGCCCTACCATTTCACTATTCATATCTTCGCTTGATGTTTCTATCTGGAAATCTGCTAAATGCTTTCTGTCTTTCTGATATGCAGATTCGTTTAATGTATTATCTGTTTTATATTCATCCCGATTTAAAGTAGTTGTTACCTCATTACCCATATATCCGGTTTTAGTATCAACTACATCAGCATAGAAATCATGTGCAAGCTTCTCATTGACTTTAACATAATTAGACACCTCATGGTGTTGTATCGGCACGTCTTTAAGAGTGTATCTATTCCATAGTTTCTGGTATCTATGCCCGTCTTTCGCTCTATACTCTCTAATAAGAGTAGCTAACATCTTAGATGTAAGACCGTCACCATTGCTTTCCATTGCTCTTAATATATCTTGGGTAGTCTGCATGATACTCCTCTCTTTGTAATTCTAGCACGCTTTTTAAACCTTGTCATGTTAAATGGTTTATTTTACCATAGTTAGTGGTTAATTATGCCTATCTTCTAATATTTGCACTAATAACAGGGGCTGATTTTCTTCGTATCGGGTCAACTCCATACCTCAAAGCATCCATTGCATGGTTATAGTCATCGATTGGTTTTGGCTCAAAGTTTCCGTCTTTGTTCTGTGACCACACATATTCTTGCAACTCTACAATAGTGTTGATACTTTTCTTAGTGACGTGCAACCTTCTTCCTAACAGCCAGTCAATACCGGCTCTTATACTATCAGCACCTTTCTGAACACCAACACATCTAATCCCAGCCATTTTTAATTCGTGTATACTCTTTGGTTCTGCTGAATCCGCTTGAGTTAATGCTTTATCTATCTGTAAGGCTTTCATCTTTACAGCTATTTGTTGATTGGTGAGTTCTTTCTCGTATATTAGTTCATTGATATATACATCATCACCGTTTATGTATATGTCTAACAATGCTGCTGGATCAACAGAAAATCCAAAGTCTAAACCGGGTGATCTTCTTGAATGTCGTTTAACCTCATCTGGTATTTCATCGATTATATCCCAATTCTTAAATATAGCCCCGACCGAATCCCCATACTCACCTAACAAGAATCTTCGTTGTTGTTCTTCTGGTAAATGCTCTAACATCTCTATATAATCTTCTGGTAGGTTATCCATGTTGTCGGCCGGGTTCATTCTAAGATGTGCATACTTATCAGCGTTTGCTAATTTCTCTCCTGTCTCTGGATCGTTGCCTTGTATGAATTGTTTGTAGCTCCAATGTAGCTTAGACGGTGGATTACAGTCAAAATAGGCTTTATTCTTAAGCCCTTTTACTGTTTGTGCTAATCTTGTTAATACTGTTGTGATTGTTGGATATGGTATTTGTGACATCTCATTAAAATAGATTGTGGCGTATTCTCTACCTAGTATCTTATCAACACGGTCTTTATCGTCTAACCCATCGATCCATATCTCAGAACCGTTTATTTCGATATAATGATCTGTTTGATTCCACTTGACCACTTTATCTAATCCCATAAGGTTAATGATTGTTGGCATAGTATCTAACCAAATTGCTGTCTTAGCATGAGCAAATCTAAGCCTTGCTATTAAATGCCTACTACCGGGGCAG